GAGTTATTTGCTGGTTCAACTGCTCCATCTGCATTTGGTACAACATACCCTGCAAACGCTTAATTTTTATTTTTTTATACGGGGGCTTCGGCTCCCCTTTTTTTCTTATGGCTTCCACAACTATTGACACCGATACCGAACTATCCGCAGTGAACGCAATACTGGGGGCTATCGGACAAGCACCGGTAACAACATTAGGTACTGTTAGTGTGACTAACGGTATCACAGCATATGATAATCCAGAGGTAGCTTTTATCTACAATCTACTACGTGATGCAAACGTAGATACTCAGGCAGAAGGATGGCACTTTAACACAGAAGAGCATGTCGGATTTCATCCTGACTCAGTTACTAAAAAGATTGCAATACCTGACAACGTTTTATCTTTAGACTTGCATGATAATCAAGCAAAAAGAACTATGGATCTTGTCAGACGTGATGGATTTTTATATGATAAAATTCAACATACAGATCAGTTTGAATCAATCTTAGCTTTAGATGTCGTTTATCTTAGGACATTTGAAAACTTACCTATTGTATTCAGACGATATATTATTTACAGAGCTTCTCGTATGGCTGCTACACAACTTGTTGCTAACCCACAATTAGTTAGATTACTGGGTGTACAGGAAACACAAGCTAGAGCAGCACTGATGGAGTACGAATGTAACCAAGCTGACCATAGCATGTTTGGTTTTGAAGAAGGTACATCTTATCAAACCTATCAACCTTGGAGAAACCTTAGACGATAATGGCAGGCATAACACAAACTATACCTCAGTTTACAGCAGGCATATCAGAGCAGCCTGACCACTTAAAATTTCCCGGTCAAGTAAAAGATGTTACTAATGCAATACCTGACGTAACTCGAGGTTTATATAAAAGACCGGGTGCAAAGAGAGTTGGAACAGATAAACTCACTAATGTACAGAGTGGTGGCTCGTGGTTTCATTACTATCGTGATGAGACAGAAGGATCTTACATAGGTCAAGTAGCTGCTGATGGTCAAGTCAGAGTCTGGCGTTGTAATGATGGGCAACTCATGACTACTAGCTATACGCATAACGGTGTTAATCATCAGACAGCAGTACAAAACTATTTAGCAACAAGTGAACCAGAAAACCTCCAGTTTCTCACAATTAACGATACAACTTTTGTTAATAGTCGTGATACTACTAATGCTAACACTCTCGTTGGGACAACGGGAACTACAGATAATACACCAGATGCTCATTTCGGTTTTATAGAACTGATACGTACAGAAAACGGTAGACAGTATGGTGTAGATCTTAACAATAGTACACATGTTACTACAGTTAAGCGTGCTACACGTATTAAAATACAGAGTGATACTTTGGATGAAGGTAATGGTACAGGTAATTGTCCGGGTATAGGTACTCAAGTGTTTAGTCAAAATGCCACTGGTAAGACAAACTTAATATTCAGACTTAACACTCTAGGTCAACAGGGTATTAGTCCAACCTATAATGCTAATTCAAGTGGCCCCGGTGGTAACAACTATAGATGTAGTTACAGCAGAGAGGTTGTACTACTGCATGGTGGTGAAGGTTGGGAAACTGGTAACACTACCACTGTAACTATGGAAGGTTTTAACTATACTATACTTGTAGAAGATCACGAGGAAACAACAGTAAATGCTACAGTAAGTAGTCCCGGAGATGGACTTATACGACCAGCCCCTACCCCTTTTGACGCTGATACAGCTGTTACTGCTGATACTATTATTGGTGGTATTATAGATCAGCTACCGTCTGGTATTACAGGTAAGCATATAGGCACAGGTATCTATTTGTCTAGTGCAAACCCTTTTACTGTTAATGTAGTAGAGGAAGACCTGATGAGATGCTTTCAGTCTTCTGTAAATGATGTTTCAAACTTACCTAATCAGTGCAAACATGGTTATATTGTTAAAGTTTCTAACGCTTTACGTGCAGAAGAGGATGACTACTATCTACGATTTGAAGGTGAAAATGGTAAAGATGGTGCGGGATCTTGGATTGAGTGTGCTAAACCTAGTATAGCTAAAGAGCTAACTAATATGCCACTTGTGATACAACGTACAGCTGCAACAACATTTACAGTTAGACCTTTTGATTATCAAGTTAGAAGAGTCGGTGATGATACTACCAATCCTATGCCTTCTTTTGTAGGCTCACGTATCAATAAAGTATTATTCTTTCGTAACAGATTAGCACTGCTGTCAGGTGAAAACGTGATAACCTCACGACCGGGAACATTAGGACTACCAGACTTCTTTATCGAAACAGCTCTAACTGTATCATCAGCTGACCCTATTGATATATCAGCCGCATCTATGTTTCCTTCAGAACTGTTTGATGGTATAGAAATTAATACAGGTTTGGTAGTATTTAGCACAAACCAGCAATTCCTACTTGCATCAGATGATACAGTTCTTAACCCAGACACAGCTAAACTAAGAAGCATATCGACGTTTAATTATAACAAAGATATAGCTCCAATATCATTAGGTACTACATTAGGTTATGTAGATAACTCTGGTAAGTTTAGTCGATTTAATGAGATGGCTAACATTAGACGTGAAGGAGAGCCTAACGTAGTTGAAGTTAGTAAGGTTGTTCCTACATTACTACCTAAAGATATAGACTTACTTACTAATTCAAGAGAAAACTCTATGATATTTCTAGGTAAGACGAACTCGAATATAGTATTTGGTTATAGATATTTGAATATAGGGGATCAAAGGCAGCAAGCTGCATGGTTTAAATGGAAGTTTAATAACCCATTACTGTATCACTTTATCATTGATGATGAGTACTTTTTTCTAGACACAGATCATTTTTTACATACTGTAAAATTAGTTCAAGAAACAAACGACCCTTTTATAACTAGAGATAATGTCAACTTTTTACTACATTTGGATAATTACACTACTGTTAGTGGCGGTGTCTATAGCTCAAGCCACAACATCACAACCTTCAGTGGTGTGGGGTGGTTAACTAACGTTACTACACCTGAGTATGAGTTAGCAGTTATTAGTAATACAGGCAGGTACGGTAAACCTACTGTATCTACGAACTCTTTTACCTTGCCCGGAGACTGGTCAGGTTTGACTTTAACAATCGGATACATATACGATTATGAAGTTAAGATTCCTAGATTATATCCAATAAAAGTTAAAGATAGAACTACGGCTGCTGATGTACATGCTTCACTTATAATACATAGAGTCAAGTTACACTTCGGTAAGATAGGTCTATATGAAACTACTCTTAAGCGTATAGGCAAAGTTGATTATAATGAAGTATATGAATCTACACAACTACAAGAATATGATGTAGGTGATGCACCTTACTTAGAAGAGTTTATTAAGACTGTACCAGTATACGAACGAAACACAAACGTAGATATTATTCTTAAATCTACACACCCTGCCCCAGCTACGCTACGTGCGTTATCTTGGGAAGGAGACTATTCACCCAGATTTTATCAACGTGTCTAATTACATACACCCACTTACATTGGAGGCTGCCGCCGAGGTTGCCTCTAATTTACGCCCAGATGACCGCAGAGAGGTCGAAGAAGGCCATGGGGTACCAATAGCCCTACTACCTTCTTTGATGACTCACAACCCCTCCTACGTGTATTTTACGGTGCCTGACGGCAAGACTGCTGGCATGGCTGGAGTAGGAGAAGAAGGTGATATATGGATGCTTTGCACTCCTGATATACACCGATACCCAATTACATTTGCAAGAGAGGCCAAGCGGTATGTCGATAGCCGTACTGAGCCCCTCCTCTGGAATATAGTTGATAGTAGAAACAAGGCACATCTTAGATTGCTTAAGTTTCTAGGCTTCAAGTTTTTACGTAAGTTAAAACATGGGCCAAACAATGTAACATTTATTGAATTTTGCCGTGTGCATGGATGCTAACGCAGGGGCTAGAGCCGCTGCTAGAGAAAAAGCTCGTCAAAAAGACGCTATTTACGCTCAAGAAAAGCTAAAGTTTTTTAACAAAGAAACACAGCTAGACAGAGCACAAAACAGAAATATAATCGGTTACAGTCGTGACCTAGCTGATGCCCAAGTAAAGGCGATCTATACAGCTGGTCAAGGTAGATTAGCCGTACAGGATGTTGCCCGTAGGTACTTTGCAAACAAAAGTGTAAATGAAGGTGGACGTTCTTCACGATTTGGTCTGAAAAAATACCAAGCATTATTAACAAAAAGAGCTGAAGTTGATGCAGTTGTAGATAACATGTATGGTAGAAACATGGCGTATGCACAAGAAGGTGCAAGACGTAAGTATCTATCTGCTAACGCTGCTGCAAGAGAACAGCTAGGACTGCCAGCAAGCTATGGTGCTCCTGTTATGATGCCTCCAACTAACAGATTAGGTGGTGCTTTGCAAATACTAGGTACAGGTCTAAGTATGGCTTCAAGCTTTACAACTGCTTTTCCGGGTGCGTTTGCTCCTAAGCCACCTGTACCTGAGCTACCTGTAAGCGGAGATGTCTTTGCAGGCTTTAACCGAGGCCCAGCTGGTCTACCTAGAATTTATGATTTTTAAATTATGACCGATTCATTTTCCAGAGTTATAGGTACGCCTAGAGATAGGCTACCTGAGCTCGACAATTACGAAAGAACAGAAGCTGATCTAACTCAAGCAGTTAATGATAGGATTGATGAGAATATATTAGATACAAAAGATTTCTTTGGCCAGATGATGCAGATTGCAGAATTGCAACAGAAAAGTCGTGATGCTAACTTAAATGCAATAGCAGAGCTTACAGGCAGAGTTGCTGAGTTTAGAGAAGTTAGACGGCAAACCCAATCAGTACGTGATAATATTACACAAGCTAATCTTCGTTTGACTCAGGCTGACAGGTCTTTAGAAATGCTAAATGAAGATCAATATAAGTTTGAAGATGCTCAGTTTTATAATGAAGTTGCAAATGATAAAATATCTCCTCAACAAAAAGACTTTTTAAGTGTTCTTGACCAACCAGATGGTGTAGAAATGAGTGTCAGACAGTTTAAACAGGCTATAATTGACGATGGCGGTTTTTATGGTGGTATCAAAGAGATGCTATATAAAACTGGTTGGGATGAGATTGAAACTCTAGCAGAAGCTAAAGATCTATATGCAGGGTCTGAAGAAATAGCAGTTTTGTCGTTATTTGTAGCAGCACAAAAAGCTGGCATAGATACAGATAGCCCCCAGTTTAGAAAGATGTTTCGTAACGAGCTATACCCACAAATGGTTGCTCGTAAAGAAAACACACTACAAGCATGGGAAGGTAGAAGAGATAGACTTGCAAGTCAAAGAGCTGATAAGAAATTACAGTTTGATATCAAAGACACTATACAAAGTTATATACCAGCTGGCCCAAATCAAGCTGAGTTTCAACCTAATATTGATGGTACGGGGGGTCTAGTTGAGCGTATTATGTTACGTAAAAATCTAGATCGTAAACGAGCTTTACAGTTTTTAAGTACAAGCGTAGCTACACAAATTAGAAATGGTGACTTGTTACCTACTGATGGTGTAAATTTTAAAGATGTTCTTAGATTTACAAGTAAGCAACAGCAAGGTAAACAGGTAGCTTTTAACGAGTTACAGATTGGTAATAACAATCAGTTTATTGATACAGCAATCTCAGATATTGATAGAGCTATAGATTCTGTACAGCAAGACCCTGATGTAAAGGTCAAGAAAGCTAGCGATAGATTTTATGAAACTAAAGTATTACCATTACTACAAGAATATGGTAGCTTTGATGATATACCACCAGAAGAGTATGCTGAGTTAGAAACAGATTGGGCTAATGATCCAACACTAAGATTTACAGAGTTTCCAGAATACATAAAAGGTGGTTACTCAAAAACTCAAACAGGTAGTAGATTTAGTGATTCTCGCTACTCAAGCCGTATCGGTAAAGGTAACTTTTTAGCTAGTGTAAAAGAGGATATGAAAGATGCGTTTTCAACAAACTTAGCACTTGGAGCAAAAGGCACAGAATCAGGTTACAAACTAACTACATTAGAGGGCTTTGAACTTGACAAAGCATTTGGAGCTTTAGAAGAAGAGTTTTATTTAGATAGACGTGATAACGTAAATGCAACTGATGCACAAATTCTAAAACCTTTAATTGAAAAGTATACAAAAAAACTTACTGATCGTGACTACAAAGAAGTTGCACAGCCATATGTAACATCACAAGTTGACATGGCAGAGATAGCTACAAAAATTATACAAGATAATACTATACTAGATGCAGAGGGTTATTTATCTATACATGAGCTAGATCAGCTCAAAGAAGCTAGACTCTGGTATCTTAGAAAAAGAGGTGGTGTACCACAGTTCTGGAAAGACTTAGCAAAGAAAACAGGACTAGATCCTAGAGCATTGATGAAGCGTAGATTGATTGCTACTGGTGGTTACGATCCTGAGAAGATGAGAATTGTAAAAGATAATCCTTATCCTGATCTTAATGAGTTTCAACTTGCAGACTTGCAACGTAACCCTACAATACATAAAGGCATCAGACTATTTTATAAAAATGATGGTAAGTCAGCTGGTGTTGTAATTGATGCGTCTAGGCAGAGAGATAGTGAAGGTAATTATCAGGACGATGGTTACTATGAATTTGGTAGAAATGGTGGTACAAAAAGAGATAGAACTGGTGGTGATAATCTTAACATGGCTAGCGTTGAAATGTTATCCAAACGAGGTGCTACCAACTGGGGTCGATATGGATTTACCTCTGGTGAAATCAAACTAATTATGTCATCAGGTAAGATAGATAGAGACGCTGAGTTTAACGAAGATACACAAACTCAGATGCTAGCAGTATTATATGAAAAACAACTAGAACAGAAGAACGCTATTCGTGGTGTTGCTATAGATGGTAAAACATTTTGGCGACTAAATGATTTGACTGAGAATGAGAAAAAAGCGGTAGCAGAGTTCTTCCCTGCACTAAAAGAAGCAGATTTATTTGGCAACTGGGGTACGATGTCCCAAGACCTTATTGATATAGTCTTCTCACCTCAGAAGGGTAGGAGAGTTGTCGAACCTAAAAAGAAAACTAAACGTGGTAGACGTTAAACATGGCTGAAGAGTATACACTAAATTTTGATAAAGACGATCTGGAAGCGATGCAAGAAACTGCTGAAGAAGCTACAGATGCCTTTATCCAGCGTAGAGAAGACGAGCGAGTCGAACAAGAAGCTTCACAGCAAATCGAGCAGCAAGCTGCCGATGTAAAGTTTGACCCTCGCAACGCTGAAACATGGGGAGCTAAGGCTCTCATCAAAGAAGGCCAGTCCATTTTATCTGGTGGACTACAAGACACTGCATCATCACTCGCAACCTTTGGAGAACGTACAGTAGATGCGTTGTCTGGCGAGATGCAACAACAGCGAGAAGAGACAGGTAGTTACAAACCAGACTGGACACCTTTTGGTGCATACGATAACCCCATCGAAACACATACATGGTGGGGTAAACAGTTACGTGGACTTGTACACTTTGGATCTCTTGCGGCTGGTACAATACTAGCAGCAAAAGGTGCAGCCGCTACTGGATTAATAACTGTACCAGCTGGACTCACAGCATTTGCTAGCAGCAGTCTTGTTAGAGGTGCAGCTATTGGAGCTGTATCTGACCTTATATCAAAAGAATCAGATGAACAAAACGCATTAGGTGCATTACGTGACCGATATGGTTGGGTAGATACACCTTTGTCTACAAGAGATACAGACCATCCTGTTATGATGAAAGTTAAAAACATCGTAGAAGGTATGGGCATAGGTCTTATATTTGACGGACTTGCATATGCCTTGAAGAGAGGTAGTAAAGAGTCTGTAGATCAGATTGTAAAACGAAATAACAGTCTTAAGAAACAGCACATAGAAGCTGGTATTGCACAATTAAGACAAGGAGATGCTGAGTTTAGAGCAGACAAAAACTTACCACTAGCAGAACCACATCAATCTGCACACGTATCAGAAGTAGAACCACAGGTGGCTAGAGAACAGCTATCTAAGACTCGTAAAGATTGGGGCTCAGAAGAGGGATCTACAGGTAGCGTAACAACACCAGTAGAACGTGAGCGTATAGCACGAGAGGGTGCTACAGATGATGAAACAGTTGAGCGTGTTTTACGTGGTTTATTTAGTAGTGAGAAGTTTGCAAAAGAACTAGAAAAAGCAAAAGGTAGTAGAAAGGCTTTAGTTAATACTTATAGAGAAGCTATCGAAGCACATCAACGTATTACACAGGGTAGAAATCCTGTAGATATGTCACCAGAAGAATACCTAAAAGAATTGTTTGAAACTAATGATGTTATTGATGGTTTTGAAAACTGGACATCTAAGAACGTAGTTGTTGCTGACCTTGTACTAGGCACACTAATGAAACAGCTACGTGATACTGGTATTGCTGGTAGAGAAATAGCTGATTTAGTTGATATAAATGACATAGACGGCCCAGCTAAACAGATTGTAGATACTATGCTAACTGCATTGTACCAAACAAAAAAAGCTAGATTTATCAAGTCTGATTCGTTTAGAGCTTTGGGTGCTGGTAAAGCTAGAAAAGAAGCACTAGATGCTGTAGTAAAACAAGAAGTAGAAGATGCAAAAGAAGCTATAACGTCTGTACTAAATCTTGCAAAAGATGATACAGATGATAACTTATTGAACGCATTGTTTGAAGCATTTTCTATGATGGATGATGTCAACTCACTTGATGACTTTGATAATCTTATGCGTACCTTGTTAAAAGGTGGTAAGTTAAAACCAAATGGTGTAGACCGTACTGGTGCTATTATTAGAGAGCTAGAAGGTGTGATGACTAATAGTATTCTATCTGGCCCTAAAACTCCAATCCGAGCTATCATGGGTACATCAACTGCAACATTACTAAGACCTCTTGCAACTGCATTAGGTTATGCTGTAAAAGCACCATTTACTGGTGACACTCGTGGACTAAGATCTAGCCTTGCAGCTGTCAACGGTATGGTTGAAGCTATACCAGAATCATTTAGAATATTTAGAACTAAACTAAATTCTTATTGGAAAGGTGATCTAAGAACTATCAAGACACGATTTTCTGATTATACAAGAGGTGACGATAACTGGGAGATACTACGTAGATGGGCAGAAGATAGTGGCAGAGCTACACCCGGAGAACAGGCTGCATTTAGACTTGCTAACATGGCTAGGTCTATGAACAATAACAACCTGTTAACATACTCTACAAAGATTATGGCTGCAACTGACGATGCTTTTGCATATGTATTAGGTCGTGCTAAGATGCGTGAAAAGGCTATGCGTAGAGTTATGGAGTTACAAGAAGGTGGCTACAAAACACCGAAGGTAACTAAAGAGTTGATGAGAGCATACGAAGATGACTTCTATGCACAAGTCTTTGACTCTGCTGGTAATCTTACAGATGAAGCAACTAATTTTGCACGTAAAGAAGTTACACTTACACAGGAACTTACAGGCTTTGCAAAAGGTCTTAACGATGTGTTTACAGCTACACCACTAGCTAAACCATTCTTTTTGTTTGCTAGAACAGGTGTAAATGGACTTGCACTTACAGGTAAGTACACACCCGGTTTTAACTTCTTAGTCAAAGAGTTCAACGACATTGCATTTGCAAACCCAGCTGATCTAAGCAGTGTATCTAAGTATGGTATATTTACTGTTGAAGAGCTAGCTAACGCAAGAGCTTTACAACAAGGTAGGCTAGCAATAGGTTCTGCTGTAGTATTTATGGCTACACAAGCTTGGATGCGTGGTGATCTTAATGGTAATGGCCCTGTTGATAGACAGAAAAGACAGATGTGGCTAGATGGTAAATGGGAACCAAGAACTATAAAGCTAGGTGCTGTACGTGTTGGTTACGATAACTTTGAACCATTCAA